GTGTCATTCCTTTCCTTAAAAAATTTGAAGCAACGGTTAGGTGTTGCACACAAAACGGAGTTAGAGGAGGATCAGCAACTGTTCACTTCCCAATCTGGCACCAAGAGATAGAGGATATATTAGTTCTTAAAAATAATAAAGGCACAGATGATAATAGAGTTAGAAAACTTGATTACTCTATACAAATATCTAAACTATTTTATGAGAGATTTATTAAAGATGAAGATATAACTTTATTTTCACCACATGAAACACCAGGTTTATATGAAGCATTTGGTATGCCAGAGTTTGATGAGATGTATGAAAAGTACGAAAGAAAAACATCTATCAGTAAAAAGAAAGTAAGAGCTCAAACTTTGTTTATGGATTTATTAAAAGAAAGAGCAGAGACAGGTCGTATTTACATCATGAATATAGATCATTGTAATACTCATTCATCTTTCAAAGATAAAGTTTATATGTCAAATCTATGTCAAGAAATAACATTACCTACTAAACCTGTTCAACATATAGATGATCCTGAAGGTGAGATTGCATTATGTATTTTGTCTGCTATAAATTTAGGTATGATAAGAGATAAAAATGATTTAGAAGATTTATGTGATTTATCTGTGAGAGCATTAGAGGAAATTATAGACTATCAAGAATATCCAGTAGAAGCTGCAAAAAAATCTACACTTGCAAGAAGAAGTTTAGGCATAGGTTATATTGGTCTTGCTCACTATCTTGCAAAAAATAAAGTTAAATATTCTGATAAACAGGCATGGAAACTAGTTGATGAGATTACAGAAGCATTTCAATATTATCTATTGAAAACTAGTAATGCATTAGCAAAAGAAAGAGGTGCTTGTGAATATTTTGATAAAACTAAATATAGTGATGGCATTCTGCCAATCGATTCATATAAAAAAGATGTTGACGATATAGTCAAAAGAAAGTTAAGTTATGATTGGACTAGTTTACGAAACGATATCAAGAGCAGTGGGCTCAGACACTCAACACTATCGGCCCAAATGCCGTCAGAGAGTAGCTCGGTTGTATCAAATGCTACGAATGGTGTTGAACCGCCTCGTGATTTTCTTTCGATTAAAAAAAGTAAAAAAGGAACACTTAAACAAATAGTTCCTGATTACAATAGATTAAAAAATTTCTACACATTGTTATGGGATATGCAAGGCAACGAGGGTTACATAAATACTATTTCAGTTATGCAAAAGTATTTTGACCAGGCGATAAGTGGAAACTGGAGTTATAATCCAGAACAATATACTGACGGCGAGGTGCCTGTTTCAGTTATGGCAAATGATTTATTAACGACATATAAGTTAGGATGGAAAACATCATACTATCAAAACACATATGACGCAAAACAAGATGTAGAAGAACCTGTACATTCTGTTGGTTGGCATGATGATGTAAAAGAGACTAGTGAGATTAAAGTACCTGATGATATGTCCGAGGAAGAGTGCGAGGCTTGTACAATATAAATGAAAACATTTAACACAGAAAAAGTAGATTGGTTAAAACAACCAATGTTTTTTGGTGAAGAACCAAATACACAAAGATTCGATCAACAAAAATATCCCATCTTTGAGAAACTAAATCAACAACAATTAGGTTTCTTCTGGCGACCAGAAGAAGTATCTTTACAAAAAGATAGAAATGATTATTTACAATTATCAGATGAACAGAAACATATCTTTACATCTAATTTGAAATATCAAACACTATTAGATAGTGTTCAAGGGCGAGGACCATGTCTTGCATTTTTACCTTTTTGTAGTTTACCTGAATTAGAATCTATGTTAGTTGCATGGGATTTTAGTGAGACAATACACAGTAGATCATACACTTACATTATGAAAAATGTTTATCCTGATCCTACTGCCTTACTAGATACTATTGTTGAAACACCAGAGATTATGGCAAGAGCAAAAACTGTAACAGAGGCTTATGATAAGTTTATAACTTATGCTCATCAATATCATCTCAATGGTAAAGGCACACAAAAAGAATTAAAAAAACTATTATATCTTACACTAATCAATGTAAATATACTTGAAGGTATCAGATTTTATGTTTCATTTGCTTGTAGTTTTGCCTTTGGTGAACTTAAACTTATGGAGGGTTCTGCTAAAATTATATCTTTGATTGCAAGAGATGAAAACTTACATCTTGCAGTTTCACAAAACATCATAAATAACTATCGCAATAAAGAAAACGATAAAGAGATGTTAGAGATAATCAAAGAAACTGAACAACAAGTATATGATATGTATGATATTGCTGTTAAACAAGAAAAAGAGTGGGCAAAATATTTGTTCAATCAAGGTTCTATGATTGGTTTAAATGATACTTTATTAAATCAGTATGTTGAGTTTATGGCAAACAAAAGAATGAAGGCAATAGGTCTAAAGGGCCCTTACGATCAACCTTCAAATAATAATCCATTACCTTGGACTACTCATTGGTTGAATAGTCGTGGATTACAAAATGCACCACAAGAAACAGAAATAGAAAGTTATATTGTTGGTGGTATTAAACAAGATGTCGAAAAAGAAACTTTTAAAGGATTTAAGTTATGACACCAAACCCTAATATGAAAACAGTATGTGATAATTGTGGCGCCACCTATGTGGTAAGACACGATTTACCAGACGAATATATAGAACAATACTGTCCATTCTGTGGTGAAGAACACGAAAACATAGATGATATGGATGAAGTAAATTGGGATGACGAGGATTGATGAGACCACAATCGGCAAAAGCAAAAGGTCGTAGATTACAACAAGAATTTAGAAAACTACTTATCGAGAAGTTAGGTATACATCCTGAAGATATCGAAAGTAGATCAATGGGTGCTGGTGGTGAAGATTTAATCATGGCTAGAGCCGCAAGACATCACTTCCCATACAGTATAGAATGTAAAAATGTTGAAAAGTTAAATGTATGGGAAGCATATAAACAAGCAAAAGAAAATTCAAAAGACTATGAGCCACTTGTAGTCATGAAAAAAAATAATCACAAAGCATTAGTCGTGCTTGACGCAGAGCACTTTGTTCAAATCTATCAAGACTGGACACATGATGTTGTCAACAAGGATTAACTCTAAAATTTAGTTCCTATAAATAGGATTAAGTAAAGCTAAAATTAGCAATACTTAATCCGAAATTTGATTTGATATCTCAAACTTCAAACACTAGGGCGTGAAAGATGGCACAAGTACGAAGTATGCTTCACGCTGTTTCAAAGTGGTGGTATGATAATGTATCTAATAGATATGAACCCTCAAAACACTATTTCAGAGGCAGATTGAGTGATTGGCATAAAGAAGAACAAAAGTAGAACAAAATAACATCAATCTCACGCCCAAGGTGTGTCAAAAGTGTTTCACATACTGAAACAAATCTAAATACCCTCAAAACCCTTGATTTTATTGACTTTTTTAGACCATTTTTTTATGGAATAATGCTTGCAATATGTCCGATTATCTGATATATTATAGATATGATTAAAAAAGAAAAATGGAAAATGGTGTTTAAAACCCATGACGGCGAGTGGCATACTCATTCTACCTACGACTATAAAGAATGTGTAGGCTATAAAGATAAACTTCTTAATGCTTATACTTGTTCTGAGATTAAGATTTTTCACTATGAGTTAGTGGGTCTTAACATTGGTCAACCTAGATGTGTCTTTGACGCAGAGGGTTTGATCGACTATGAAACTGCTGTTGAAGATGTGGAGAGAGTGTCTCCACATATGTTTTAATATGAAATTATCTAATACAAAAACACAAAAAGGTAGAGACGCTAAAGTTGATGTCTTGACACCTAAATCAAGAAATACAGTTTTAAAACAAATTAAAAAGTCTGGTAAAAAAGCCAGAAGATTACAATCTAAATTAGATGTTAGATTTTATGATTGGTGGTACGCATAATGGCATTTCATGTAGTTTATTCTAGACACTATTGGGATTACGAAGATGGTAATGGTACATTTGCTAATTCATGGACTATTTACAAAAATGTACCATACTCTGAGCTCTTCAAAATGAAAGACGCTATATCTTCTCTCAAAGAAAATGCCGATCAAGTTTATGCAGACTATGAGGCAAAAAGAGATTTCAAAACTGATCCTAAACAGTTTCATATGTCCGAAGTTTTTATCGTAGATGATGAAGAATACTTTTGGACTTATGATGATGAGTTTGGTAATGACGGTACTCCGTATTCTGATAAAAGTTATTATCACGATTATGGTCAAAATGTGCCATTTATGTTACTAAAAGACTTTAAAAATCAACAATCGGAAAGGAGTGCTTGACTATTATACTGATTTGTAGTATAATAATTAATAAAAACATATGAAAAAGATACTTATATTATTGAGTTTTATTATGATGAGTTGTACATACTCATTCAAAAATGCAGAAGCAAACGATTACAATTCTGCCACAGCCATCTTTTTAATTACAGAAAAGTTAAAAGGTACTAATCTAGATGAAGGTGCGATTATGAACGCAGAAACACAGAGACTAATACACAAAATGTCATTAGATATTATTGATGTTATGTTTGATAATCTTCCTAATATATTAGATAGTATATCTGCTGACATGAGATCAAAAGCAGATAAAAACTACAAATGTAGTTTACAATCAAACGACTACAAAAATAAGGAGTGTAAGTGATTAAATATATGATATTTTTAGGTGTATTGACCTTTCTTTTATTATGGGGTCTATCTAAAGTTGCAGGTTTATAATGGGCATATTTTATACATCATTCAAAAAGAAAAAAAGAAACAAGTTACCTAGAACTAAAAGTTTACTAGAGGCAAGAGATAATCATAGAAAATATCTAATTAGTTTAGGTATTGATCCTGATAGAAAAATTAATAAAAAGAATTTTAGAGTAATACCTAATTGGTGGGAAGTAGGTAAATCTGCCGCCGTAGCTCAGCAGGTAGAGCAGTTGATTTGTAATCATCAGGTCGGCGGTTCGATTCCGTCTGGCGGCACCATGAAAGTCGGTGCTACTAAACCACACCGTAACTGGCGACTTGAAGAAAGTAAAAAGTTTACAGTTGCACCTGCTTATAATAAAGGTGCGTATCAAGTTATTACTAGAGACAATGTGAAAGATATAGGTAAATGAGATACTTATTCATATTATTAACATTATTCACAGTTGCTTGTAGCAAACAAGAGGTAAAAACACATATAGGAACTAGTGTAGGTGCAGTTACAGGATATGCTACTTGTAGAGAATTATTATCTACAAACATAGAACTAACAGCTGCCTGTACAGTTGTAGGTGCTATATGGGGTGCTAATATGTTTTATCAAAATGATATTAACACACATACCGCTGTTTTTGTTGATACACTAAACACGGCACCAGGTAAAAGATCACATACAAATTGGGGTAATTCTGCTAATGGTAATTGGGGATCTATCACGATTAATAGAACTTATGTAAATAATACTTTTAGATGTAGAGATTATGAATCAGTTATTAGTATTGAACACTCTTGGCCTATGAACGGCATATCAAGAGAAAGTGAAATAGGAACAGCTTGTCAATTACCTGATGGTCGTTGGCAGATAATAGAAAGCACATCATGAGAAACCCAATAGGACCTTTTATATATTCAACACTATTATTAATAACATTTATTTTAATAGCAAACTATGCCTTTGGTGGTGAAAAATCAAAGTGGTTAAATGATAATCCTTGTATGATAAAAATTGTAACCACACAAAAATGCTTAGATTCACAATGTCTAATAACACAAACAACAAAAGAAGAAGTATTAAAATGTCAAGACGGATACGATGGACCTAGTTATTGGGAACTATTCGCACAATTTTATTATGCAGATTTGACAGTTCCTGCTTATTGTAGAGAAGTGGCAAGAGCAGATCATCCTTTCAAAACACCAGGGTTGATTTGTTTAAGTGAAGATGGTGATTGGAAGGAAAAGTAATGTATAGATTATTAGTTATTGTAACTTGCATAGTTATTTTAACAGTACATTGGGAATCTTTTTCTAATAAAGTTAATTTAGAAAAGATTTTAAGAATAACAGACAATATAATGGAAGAAGTGAAGGAGTAAAACACATGATTAAAATTATATTAATTTCTTTTATGGCATTATTAGTAGCGAATTGTAGTAGCACTTATAATGTTAAACAAGAAGCAAAAGTAGAAGATGGTCGTTTACTGAACGAGGTGCCACAATGGTATATTGACGCTCAGATAGATGACGGTCTTATCTTAAATAGAGACGCTGATAAGTTTATCTATGCTGTAGGTCAAGGTGTAAGTCCAGACTTACAGTTAGCAATTGAAAAAGCAGTAATGATTGCAAAAGCAGGTCTTGCCGACCAACTAAAAGGTGAGATGAATAAAAGAACTGAACTATATACCACAGAGATTGGTCAAGATACGAACAAAGAAGTTGCTTCAAAGATTGAAAGCACGATTGTTAATGTAATTAAAAACACTATGGTCCAAGGTTATGAAACATGGGAAAAGGCAGTTTATGAAACACCAGTTGGTCAATATAGAGTTTATATTGGTTTAAAAATGGGTGTTGGTGACGCCAATAGACTTGCAGAATACATAGCTGCAAATGCTAATGGTGATGTAGATGTAGATCAATTAGCTGCAGATGCTGTCAAAGAACTTGACTGGACTAAAATAGAAACAGAGGAGTTAGAGTAAAATATGATTACAGTTTATAGCAAACCTAACTGTGCCTATTGCGAGAAGGCCAAGTATCTATTAAAGAATCTTGGCCTAGAGTATGAGGAGAAAGTGGTTTCTAAAGACTTATCAATAGACGAATTATTTAAAGCTTTAGGCAAACAAGTTAGAACAATACCACAAATTGTGATGAATGATAAACACATAGGTGGTTACAATGAACTAAAAGAACACTTTATTAATGAGGGTAAAATAAACTTTAAGGGTGAAAAAATTTAGTAAAAAATATAAATAGTAGTATGAGAAACTTTCAAGACTACATTAGTGAAGGTGTTTACGATCCTAATATCTTCAAAGCATTCTTTCTAGCAGGTGGACCAGGTTCTGGTAAATCATGGGTATCTGAAAGAACATTATCAGGTATGGGTTTAAAAGTAATCAATAGTGATAGTGTATTTGCAAGAGCATTGAACAAAGAAAAAATGTCTCTAAATTTTGCTAATTATGATGAAAAAGAGGTGGCAAGGCGTGATGAGATTAGAGCAAAAGCAAAAGCAAGAACTGGCACACAATTAAAACTAGCACTAGAAGGTCGTCTAGGCCTTATATTAGATAGTACAGCAAGAGATGTTTCAAGAATATCAGACGAAGCAAATACTATGAAACAAATAGGTTATGATGTTTACATGATATTTGTAAATACAAGTTTAGAAGTTGCTCTTAAAAGAAATCAAATGAGAGCAAGAAAGTTACCAGACGCAATCGTAATTAGTAGTCATAAACAAATTCAACAAAACATAGGTAAGTTACAAAGAATATTCGGCACAAATAATTTTGTTATTGTCGATAATAACAAAGTTGCTGAAGATGTAAATCCTAATGTTCATAAAGCAATACGAAGAATGATTAACAATAAACCAACATCATATCAGGCAGTATCATGGATAAAAAGAGAACTACAAAAGAAAAAAAGATAGAAAAATCTTTTGACGAATATTGGGCAGAAGAGGATAAAATGCTAAAGATGAGTTATGAAATGTCAAAAAGATGGCGAGAGATGAGACTGAATAAAGCACCTGCAAAGGATCTTGTTGATAGATGTGAGGGTAGAAAAACCGATGGGTAAACTAATACAATTTCCATCTCATAGGGTTGTTCATAGTAGACCTGAGCCTGAAATATCTGAAGAAGAAGCATTACAAATAAAACAACACAAGTTTATAGAACAAATTACTGAACAACTAACCATAGATATTATTCATGTGCTTCAAGATAATGTTGTTGATACAAAGAGCCATATATTTTTAAGAGATTTGGCAATGGTTATTGAATCAATCAAATCATTATTGAAAAGAGACTTTGGTCAAAAACATCCTATGCACGCCATCACAGACGCAATTGCTAAAATACATCATCTACCAGATGGCAGAAAACTTACAGATATCAATTATAGCAGAGTGGCTGCTAAAAAACCACTCAAAGAAAATGTTGATAAAAAAGAACCAGAGGTAAAAATAGAGTTTGATCCAGATATGAATTTGGATTAGTGCTTGACATTAGCAACACAAACTGATATAATAATATTATGATTATCGTAGACCTCAATCAAATAATGATATCAAATCTGATGGTTCAACTAAATGGTAGAAATGCAGAACCATTATCAGAGGATCTTGTTAGACACATGGTTCTAAATTCTCTTAGAGCTCACAATAAAAAATTTAGAAAAGAATATGGCGAAATGATAATCGCCTGTGATAGTAAAAATGTCTGGAGACGAGAATACTTTCCTAACTATAAAGCAGGTAGAAAAGCAAATCGTGAAAAATCAGATCATGATTGGGATGCTATCTTTAATATATTACATAATATCAAAGATGAAATCAAAACATTTTTACCTTACAAAGTTATAGAAGTAGAGACCTGTGAAGCAGATGATATAATCGCCACATTAATTAAACAAACAAAACATCTTGTAAGTCCTGCTCATCAGAAAAATGTATTAATATTATCTGGCGATAAAGATTTTATACAATTACATAAAGAAAATGTTAGACAGTACAATCCTGTACTAAATAAATATGTAGGTAAGGGTGAGAACCCTGCCGTATATCTGAAAGAACATATACTCAAAGGTGACCGAAGTGATGGCGTACCGAATATACTATCAGATGACAATGTTTTTATTGAAGGTAGACGACAGAGACCTTTAAGTAAAAAGAAACTAAATAATTGGGTGAATGAAGTATTTCCTACATTCACACAAGAAGAACAAAAGAATTACGATAGAAATCGAAAGATAATTGATTTAAATTGTATACCTCAACACATTGAGGAAAAAATTAATAATGAGTTTAATGATGTTAAAGTAGCAACTAGAGATAAAATACTAGGCTACTTTATAAACAAGAAACTTAAAACTTTAATCGAAGTCATTGATGAATTTTAGACTTCGAAAGAACTGTTAAGGAGAAACAAATGGTAATTATAAGAAGAAATCCTGACGGCACAATTGCCAGTCAAGAAGGCGGTGTTGATATGAACACTCCATCCCATCCAGCACTATCAACTAAAAGAGGAATGCAAGCATTAGCAGACGCTGGTAGACCTGTATCAACTTTAATGAGTGAGATTGCTACAAAAGTAAATAACGCAAAAGATAAACCTAGAAAATTAAAAGTATTGAAAGATCACGATTCTGTGGCTTTGAGACAAATTTTAAAAGGTGCTTTTGATCCAAAGATAGAATGGTTATTACCAAAAGGTAATGATATACCATTTAATAAAAATGACGCCCCAATAGGAACTGAACATACAATATTAAGTCAAGAGGCAAAAAGATTATATCTTTTCACAAAAGGTGGCGATAATACATTATCACAAAATAAAAGAGAGACTTTATTCATACAAATGTTAGAAGGACTATCTGGCGAAGAGGCAGATTTCTTAATCACAGTTGTTAATAAAAAGATCAATAACAAATATAAAGGTTTTACTGCCAATCTAGTAAAAGAAGCATTCAATTGGAATGATGATTTTATGAAAAAAGAGTAAAATATAGGGGTTATTTCTGTAATATACCTAGGACCCCCTATCAAAAACCCTTGTTTTTCAACAGTTTAAAACACTCTTAAATCGTTGATTTTCAAGGGTTTTTTTATGCAAATTATTCCTAAAAAGCGCAGAAAACAAGGGTTTTTTATACCAGAAAGTGCTTGATTTATATCTCAATATAGTGTATTATATAATCATAAATCGAAAGGATATATTATGAAAACAGAAGAAAACGGTATTTGGTCAGACTTTGCACTAGAAGGTTTAGAAGAACTAGATAAATAAAAGAACGAGATATCAAATATGAAACTAAATAGATACGAAAAAAAGATACTACAAGGAATCGTAGATAACCGTAAGGGTATTTACGAAACACCTAAACGAGATAGAGGTAATTATAAACCTTGTAAAGAATATGATGCCGCTTTATCTTTGTTTATGAAAAAACTTATTTATGCAGAAGCACAAAATGAGTTATTAATGGAAGGTCCTGCAACGCCAGAACCAAAGTTTAGATGGTTCAAATGTCGTCTATATAAACCTTATGCAACAAAAAGAGAGTTGAGGAAATTATTATAATGTTTAAATTGACTTTAATTATTGCTCTAATCGCTTTTGGGATTAGTAAGTATAACGAAAAATATAATTGTACAGATGACGGTTGTCCTGATTTTTATGATGAGATTGAAGTACCACTTCCTGATGAAAATATCAGAGGTGATTTAAGAGAAATTGAAAAAGACTGGAAACAAGCAGTTGTAGTTCCTTACAGAGAAATAGAACTAAAATATGCTGTTCATAAAGTTGTTCAAAAAGAATACAATTTACCACAAGTTGATATATCATCAAATGAGAGATTTGTAAAATCTTTAAATAGTTGTATTAATTACTTGTATGAATATATACAACCAGAATATCATATACCTAATGAACTGATTATTGCTCAGGCAGTTATTGAAACTGGCTGGGGTAAATCTAGATTTGCTAATGAAGGTAATAATCTTTTTGGTATTCGAACTTGGGATAAAGATGAACCATATCTATTACCTATACCTTGGACAAAATGGCCAGGATGGGGTGTGAAAATGTATAGTAGTAAATGCGAAAGCGTCATAGACTATTTACATATACTAAATAATGTATCAGCATTTAAAGAGTTAAGAGCCGCAAGAGATAGTGGTATTGATGACGCTTTAATTCTTGCAGATTATCTTTCAAAATATGCTAGTAAACCTACATATACTGAACTTGTAAAAGAGATAATTAAGTATAATTTAAGAGGTGTCTATGAGTTATAGAATGGATTTATTTTGGCATAGAGCAGCAAACTTATATAAGATGTATCAAGGTGCTGAAGATCCAGATTTCAAAAGAATATGGATGGATAAACTACAAGAATTGATGAGAAGTATTAGTAGGGTTGACAAAAAAGAACTAAACTGATATAATAGTATTATGAATATATTTTATTTACATAATGATCCAAAAGTGTGTGCTGAACTTCATGTTGATAAGCATGTGGTTAAGATGATAGTCGAATATGCTCAATTATTATCAACAGCAAAAAGAATGATAGATGGTGTTAAATATCAGGCACTATCTAAAACAGGTAGAAAGGTACAAAGGTATAGATTACCTAACCCAAATGAAGAAGCAACTGTTTACAAGGCGGTACATTACCACCATCCTAGTGCTGTTTGGGCTCGCTCTTCTACTCAACATTATAACTGGTTGTACAACTTGTTCAGGGAACTTGGGAAAGAATATACCCACAGATATAAGAGAGACCACAGTACAATTGAACTGCTCAAAGACCTTTTGAGCCACCCACCAGTTAATTTACAAGACAACGGTTGGCAAGAACCACCACCTGCTATGTCTCATTTTCCACAATGTATAGTACCAGGTGATTCTATTCAATCGTATAAAAACTATTACAACGAAGCAAAAGCATATTTTGCTAAGTGGACTAATAGAGAAACACCAGAATGGTTTATAGGGAGTATAACATGATTAAATTTATTCACGATAGTTGGGAAGGTATAATGAACGCAGATATGAATCCGTTGAGACACATTCCTGATTTACAAGTAAGACATTTAGCGATACAATTACTAGCATGGATGTGGTGTATTGCTTTTTCATTATATTTTGGGTCTTTCGTAGTTTTTGGTTACACGGTAGTCGCTCACTTTATTTTAATTATTGCAGTAGTAGTAACTGTTGTAGTATTTCAAAACGCAGAAAAAAGAAAACACTATCATGCTCAAGGTACTTTTAAATATGAAGAAACAGCTGCAAAGTATGAGGATATTTGGTAAGTGGTAGAAGAAAAATTACAAAATTCAAAATATAAATCAATATTCATATCAGACTTACATCTAGGCACACCAGGCTGTTCAGCTGATGAACTTTGCGACTTTTTAAAAAATAATACTTGTGATAGATTATATCTTGTAGGTGATATAGTTGACGGTTGGGCATTATCTAAAAAGGCCTTTTGGCCACAATCTCATTCAAATGTAGTAAGAAGAATTTTAACGGCTGCCAAACGAGGCACTAAAGTTTATTGGATTGTAGGAAACCATGATGAAGTTTTAAGAAACTGGTTTGACTTTAGATTACAATTTGGTCGTATAAGAATATTAAACGAATACACACATCACGCTATTAATGGTAAAAAGTACCTTATAACTCACGGTGATATATTTGACCCTTTAATGAATAGTGGTAAATTTTTAATGTACTTTGGTGATTTTATCTATGCTTGGTTAATGAGATTTAATCGTTATGTAAATTGGGTAAGAAGAAAATTAAATCTAAAGTATTGGTCATTATCAGCCTATCTAAAAGCACAAACAAAAGAAACGATTGAT